TAGGGCTTTGTCTATGCCGTCTATTATTGCCTGACGAATAAGCTGCGGCATATAGCAGTTTCCGTTGACGTTTTCTGGATCGAACAGGTCGCTGATAGCCCCACTTATCGTGTGGGTTATTGCGTTATAAACGGCTTGCTGCATTTCTTTGGTGTTTAGGTCTATTTGCATTTTTTGTGTTTGTTTGGTTTGGTTCATGAGTGGAGAATGTTGAGGTTTCTTAGCCGTTTTCCTACTGCTTTCATCACAGCTTCTTCGACGCTTTTGTTAGCTACAAGAATCTTTTGAATAGCGTCACTCTTGGCCCCATTACGATGGATGCGCCCCAGAGTTTGGAGATGGTTCTTAGCGGAAAAAGAAGGGCATATCAACGACACTCTTTGGCGGTTACCTTTTGTGTCATGCAGGGAGATGCCTGTGCCGCCCGCCGCAATGTTGACGACCAATATATGCTTCTCGTCGTTTTGGAAACGGTCGATAGCATTCTGCCGATCTTCTGCGGATTGCCCTCCTTCGACTCTATCGCAGTTTAGGTTCTGGCACAGGGTCTGAACTGTGTCAGAGAAGTTTACGAATAGCACAACGCTCTTGCCTTCTGCTACCAGATCATCAGTCATCTCAACAAGGTCAGGGATCTTGAATGATTCTGCCAGTTGGCGGGCGCGGAGGATATTTACTAGTACATGCTCACTGTCTTCAACCGTCCCGTTCTCAATATACTGTTGTACAATCTCAGGAGTAACCCCCGCTTTCTTGTAAGCAGACCTGATCTTAGAAGAGTTACTGAACTCAATAGTCTCAATGATAACGCGGTTGTTTTTAAATGAGTCTGGGAAATCTGCTGCTGTTAGCTTGGCTACGTTCTTGTTGTACATCTGGTCTCGTATTTGGGGCAGCACAGACCTTTTGATAAGCTCCCATTTACCCCACTCGTTCTGAGCGCACCCGTTACTGAGCATCCATGAGTACCAGCTTCTAAGTCCGTTCTCTGTTTTATTAAGAGAATGCAGCCCCAGCATGTAACCAAGCCCCCTCATCTCGGTAGGATCCTCTGCGGCTGTTGCCGACATCCCGTGTACTGAAAATCCCTGCTGTATAAGAGAGATAACAAGTTGGGCATTTTGGGTGTAAGGCCCTTTGCACTTATGTATTTCGTCTACCAATACAAGGGTGTCTTCGGGCAAGTCCCATCTCATAATTTTCTTCCCTGCTTTTTTCATGTAGGGGGTTCTCCCTGTGCGTAGCTTTTCAAAGTTAAGGACAAAAACAGGGGTGAGCCCTGTCTCAGCCATCTCTCTTTCCCACGACGGCACAACAGCTTTAGGGCATATAACCGCTACAGGTCGCCCAAGCGTCTTTGCCATTTGGCAAGCGGCTACCGTTTTACCTACTCCGGTGTCAGAGGTGTCACATGTATTGTTGCCCTGCTTTTGCTGACCTACAAAGAGGTCGTGGATCACCTGTTGTTTCGGGAATAACGTTTTCATCAGTGGATGCGATTGCTGAACATCGCGTGTGCTAGGGCTATACCCATCTTGTACTGAGACTTCCCGAATCCTCTGTATAATTTGCGGTGTCTCTGTGGGGTGATGACAACCATATCGTCATTTCGAGACTCCCCAATCTTGAAGCCCATCTCTAGCGCGGGGCTGATTGCTTTGCGCCAGAAAGACGGTTTGTCTGAGAAAGGTATGTCGTGAGCTTCAAAGAATTGAGCCACGCTTTTCGGTGTGTGGTGTTTTGGCATGCATAGGGCCTTAACACACGAGGGCTAAAAGCCCAGACTTAATTCAATTTTTTTCTTAGAGTGTATCGCGCTGGCGGTGTTTTCGCTACGAGGAGAACTATGGTGGGCGCCCAGTCTCTCTGAAACGTCTTGGATCACCGCCAGCGCAAGTCCAATACACACTGACGGGTTAAAAATACAAAAGTCTTAGCTGTTGTCAACAATTTTCCTTTGCCGGTAGTAATGGGCAATTAGGAAGGCGTCGATCATACCGTCGTGGGGAGTGCGGCATCTTTTGTTCTTTAACCAGTTCTCCTCGGGGGCGAGTCGTTCGGCTGTATTCAAGGCAGCTATTTTAGTCATCCCCTTGGGTATAAAACCCAGAACATCCCTTTGCCATTTGTGGACACTGATTCTTGCAACCTCGTATCCTTTACACTCAGCCATGCCCAGCAGCTTCCCGAATGAGATAGCCATTGAGCGGACTGCTTGGGAACTTTTTGCATGGGCCAGTGGTTCTTCAATAGCCATGACAAACGGAGTGTTCAGGTCACTGAGCCACTGATGGATTTTACATATGTCTATTTCTCTTTTCTTGCTGCGTTGCTGGCAGGGCATAGATATCTTATCAATAATCTCCCCACTAAATTGCGCTATAGCGCATAGTCCTCCATCGAGCCCGTTGTCTACACCTACTATCATTCGGGGTGCTCTAGCTCTTTTACTTCTGCTACCCAGCCCGCTTTGTCTACGTCAGCTTTGATTCGGCCAACATAACGGCCAAGTACCGCTAAAGTGTTTTCGTCATCGGTAAGGCCTTCTTCGATTAGCTTCGCTCGCGCTTGTAACCATTTAGCTAATACCTTGCATTCACTAGCGCACACCGTTTTTCTTGCTTCTTTGATCGTGGCTTCCATTACTCTTTATTTTTGTTTTCTGCTTCTTCCCGCAACAGAGCTTTGCACAGAATAGCGTAATTTACAATGTCATCACACGCATCCTCTACAGATTCGTTCATCACGCGAAGTTCTCCATCAGCCACGAATGACCGTATCCTCATTATCTTGTCCTGAACACGGAGCAGGAGTCCGGTTACAGGGTGCAGGTTGAGGGCTAAAGAGGCTTTGAAGTTAGCCAGCGCATCTGTGGCTTTGGATCCTCCAGTGTAGTCAGAGTTCTTGCGGCGCATAATGTCCTGCGCTGCGGTGCAGGTTTCTTCATGTATCGCAAGTAAGTCTTTGGTATTCATTTTTTAGGCATTGCTTTAAATGTAATAAAAAGGCCGTTCCCTTCACTAGGGACTTCATAAGTCACGCCTTTTTCCAGAAGTCTTAGGTAGCAGATTTCTTTCCACGTAGAAGGTATTACACGGCAATATATGCCCTTAGCAAGGGTAACGCGGTAAACAAACTTGTTTTCAAACAAGTTCTCTCTGCGGAGAACAGAAGGGTTCTCCACTACATAGCGGTTCTGAAACATCAGACATCAGGTTTTTAAGAACGCAGGTGACGTATCACCACTAGCGTTTTGAGCGATATAGTCAATCACATTAGACGCTGACTTTTTAGTGATGCGCCACTTTTTAGATAAAATGTGCGCGGATAGTTCATGGCTATAGCAAGCTATAGGCGGGCCGTTGGGGTGGCTTATTACGCCCATGTATGCCTCTACTATCTCGTCAAGGATACCTATGTTGTATTGGCCTTCTAAATCTTCGGGGCCGTTGAACTCTAAAGAAAACCTATCACTCCAGCTCATCTTTCTTAGTTTCTTCTACGTCTATAATGGGTTTATCGGATACCCGTTTGCTCCCATTCTTGTCTGTAGAATTATTTAAAATTGAAATATCTATTTGCATTCGCCCGCCCCCTCCACCTGTTTTGGCGTTTAGGCCAAGGTTCCTTCTAATAAGCTGATCCAGCTCTGACATCTCTCGGATAGTCCTCGGCCCCCGCACCATGCTCATACTGTCCCTAAGTAACTTGATCCCAGCAGCGGCAACGTAATGTTGATACTTGTCAGAAGGTGAGTTTTGGGACTCCGCTATTTCTGCGAGCACTTGATCTTCTTTTTCTGAAGCAGCTAGGCGGGCTTCAGTAGCTGCTTGCTGAGTCATGTCTGAAAGATTTACTTCCAGTTTCTCTTTAAGCTCGTCTTTGTCGGGCGTGACGGTAGGTAACGTGAACCCCGCTTTTTTAGGGGGCAGCCCTAATTTTCGGAACCACCTCCTCACAGTACCCTGATGGACACCAAGATGTCTGCCGATAGCGGCGTTGGTCATACCCTGTGCGTTCATCTCTAAAGCTCTTTGCACTATTTCGGTGTTGCCTTCGTTCTTGTCCCCCATCCTAAAATAAGTAGATTAGTGTCTAGTTCCATCATGCCGTCCGACCCAACCAAACGCAAGCGCGTTATAGAGCCGCGCATCGACCCGAAAACAAAAAAGATGGACGTAGGGGGTTTGTTAATACCTCCGACCAGTTTATTGACGGCATTGCTTTATGGGTTCGCGCACCACCCCCGTGCTCTAGCACGCGAGTACTATTTCTGGAGAATATGTGACGAGCTGTGGAATCACGACGACTTACCTGAACCCATGATGATTCGTCACCCTTGGGCAGAACAGATGATTCGTTCAGCGATACACAATAAATATTTGTCAGTGGGCGGGTCAGCTTCGTCGGGAAAATCTCACACTATGGCGGCGTGGGGTATAGTTAATTGGTTGTCTCAGCCCAGAGATACCCTGATCCTCATGACTTCAACCACGTTGCGTGAGGCACGAAAAAGGATTTGGGGTTCAGTGATATCGCTCTTGTCAGTGATTGACGGGGCACCAATCAAGATTCGGGATTCAATTGGAAACGCTGCG